AATATATGGCATGGGTATATGAAGATATTACTTTTAAAAATTAGGTGGAATTTATGGAAAAGGCAAAAGAATGGAATACATATGAAATCTGTTTTGAAAAGATATTTATGAAAAAAGAAACTGATAAAGCTTGGCTTCTTGAATTTGAAACAGATTTATTAAAAAAATATAAATTTTGGTATCCTAAAAAATTAATAAAAGTTTTATGTGAAAGTTTGGTTATATCTTATAAATTAAATGATGATGTAGAAAGAAAAATTTTTTATAACGATAAAGAAATTTTTGTATCTACTAAAGAATTAATAAGTCTTTTAGATAAAGCTAAAATAGTTCTATATAGAGAAGCTTCTGATTTTTATGATGATGTAGAACATATTGAAATATATATTCCAGATAAAGTTGAAAAAGAGGTGAATATAGATGAGGACTTATTTGCCTGAACAACTAAATTGTATGGAAAAATTAAAGAAGTTTAAAGTTGGTGCTTTGTTTATGCAAGCTGGAACAGGAAAGACTCAAGCAGCTGTTGGAATAATAAATTCAAGAACTGATATTGATAAAGTTTTGTGGTTTACTCCTTGTAGAACGAAAGATAACTTAAAAAATGAATTAGAAAAATGTTCTTTAAAATATGAAGTTGAAATAGTTGGAATTGAAACTTTGAGTAATTCAAAAAAAACTTATTATAATCTAATAACTAAATATTCTAATTGTAAATTCTTTTGTGTTGTAGATGAAAGTATAAAAATAAAAAATTATTCTTTAAGAACTCAAAGAATTACAAATATAGGAAAAAAAGCAAAATATCGTTTAATCTTAAATGGAACACCTCTTTCAAAAAATTACCTGGATCTATATAACCAGTTTAATTTTCTAAGTGAAAAAATTTTTAAAATGAATTATAACGAATTTTATAGCACATTTGTTATAGAAAAAAGAGTTGTTAAAAATCGTGTAATAAAAAAGCGATGGTTAGATGGCTTCACAAATCTTGATTATCTATTTAGTTTAATAAGTCCTTTCATTTATAAAAGTGACTTAAAGTTAGATGTAAAAAAAGAAACTAAAATAATTGAGTATAGGGCAGAAGATGAAATAATTGATGAATACTTACATTTAAAAGATATTTTTATAGAAGGGATTAAGACTGAAGATGGAAAACTATTAGGAAATCTTCAAAAGCTTCAACATTCTTATGCTGCAAGTTTGAATAAAAAAATAGAGTTAAAAGAGCTTTTAGATAGACTTAAAAATGAAGGTGTTGAAAATAAAAAGATAATTATATTTTATAAATATCTAGTTGAAGAAGATTTACTAAGAAATGAATTTAGTGATTATACTTTGTTAAGTCTACAGAAGCATACATTTGGACTAAACTTACAAGATTCTAATATAATTATATTTTACAATATTTCTTGGGATTATGCTCTAATGGAACAAGCTGAAAGCAGAATCTATAGAACAGGTCAAAAAGAAGATTGTAGAATCTTTTACTTAATCTCTACATTTGGATTAGATGAAATGATTCAAGATAATTTAAGAAAAAAAGAGAACTTTTTATGTGAATTAAAACAAAAAACTATACAAGAATTCGAGGAGAAACTATGAAGATTTATAAAGACCAGGATGTCTTATCAGCTGCTAGAGATAGATATCAATTTATTTTTAATAATTTTGATAATGTTTGCTTTTCTTTTAGTGGTGGAAAAGACAGTTCTTTGATGATACAACTAGCTAATATTGTAGCTAAGAAACTTAATAAAGTTTTTGATGTTTTATATATAGATTTAGAAGCACAATATAAACACACTATTGACCATGTCTATGAATTAAAAGAGTTAAGCCAAATTAGAGACTTCTATCATATAGCTTTACCACTTTATTTAAGAAATGCAGTATCCGTTTTACAACCAAAATGGATCTGCTGGAAGCCAGAAGATAAAGAATTATGGGTTAGAGATTTACCAAAAGATAGTATTAATCTAACTAATAATTTTTTACCTTTTTACAACAGAGTTATGGAGTTTGAAGAATTTGTTCCTTCTTTCAATAAATGGTATGCAGATACTAAAGGTGGAATGTGTGCTGTTGGAGTTGGAATAAGAGCTGATGAAAGTCTTAATAGATTCAGAACAATTGCAATACCTAAAAATAAAGTTATGTTTAAAAATAAGCCTTGGACAACTCAAATTTATACAAATACTTTTAATTTTTATCCTCTATATGACTTTAAAACTCAAGATGTTTGGGGAGCTGTATCATTATTAGACTTAAAATATAATAAAATTTATGAATTGATGTATAAAAATGGACTATCAATTCATGAGCAAAGACTATGCCAACCATATGGAGATGACCAAAGGAATGGGTTAGATCAATTTAAGGCTCTTGAAGCAGATACATGGGAAAAGATTTTAAATAGAGTTAATGGAGTTAATTTTGGAAATATCTATTGTAGAAGTTATGCTCTAGGAAATATAAAATCTTTTAAACCTGATTTTATGACTTGGGAACAATATACTGTGTTCTTATTAGAAAGCTTAGGACTTTATAATAGAGATTTAATGCTTCATTACTATGGAAAAATTAAAAAGTTTATGGAATGGTATAGAATTCACGAAAATGTGAGTATTATTCCACAAGAAGGTGACCTAAAGTTAGAGCAACAAAAGAAAATTATATCCTGGAGAAGAATTGCAAGAGCAATTGAAAGAAATGATTTTTATATGAAAAGATTATCTTTTGGTGAAAATAAAAAAGACAATGAAAAATTACAACATTTAATGAAAAAATATAATAACTTACTGGAGGTAAAAAGATGAAAAAAGTATCAATGGAAGTTTTAAATGTCCAAATGGTTGATATAAAAAAAGTTGTGGCTAATGACTATAATCCAAATAAAGTAGCAAAACCTGAGATGAAATTACTAGAAAGATCAATAATTGATAACGGCTTCTGTATGCCTATTATTTGTATACACGATAAAGAAAATGATAAATATGTTATTGTTGATGGCTTTCATAGATATACTGTTTCTCTTAAACTTGAATTAGAAGAAGTTCCAGTTGTTGTTTTAAAGCATGATATTAAAAAGAGAGTTGCAGCAACAATTCAATTTAACAGAGCAAGAGGTACTCACCAAATTCCAGATATGGCAAAAATTGTTTTATCTCTTTATGAGAAAGGTTGGAATGATTATGAAATATCTGAGCATTTAGGAATGGATCTAGATGAAGTTATAAGATTAAAACAAATGAATGGATTAAAAGAAGCTTTTGCTAATCATACTTTTTCAAAAAGTTGGGAAGAATTTGAAAGAAATATTGTAATGGAAAGGGATTAAAAAATGAATGATAATTTAAATCTTTTTAGTGGATCTGATTTAAGTAAAAATATTATTGCAGAAGCTTCTGTTGATAATATAGTAAAAAAAATACAAAGTTTAGTTCATAAACAAAATTATGACGAAATATTTTTTGATTGGATAAGATGTATGTTTTATACTTATTCAAATACTTGTAATAAAGTAGGAGCAGAAGATAGGGAAGAAAAATATAAAAAAATAGTTGAAAAATATGGTAAAGGAATAATTGATATATTCATTGACTGTAATGTAGAATTAATTAGACTTTTTGAAAAAAATATTGATGATTATTTAGGTAAGATTCATCATAAATTAGAAGTTCATAATAAAATGAAAGGTCAATTTTTTTCACCTTTTCATTTATCAAAATTGTTAGCATATACAAGATTTGAAGAATTAAAAAAAGAATTAGATAGTGGAAATAAAATAAAAATAATAGATTCAGCCTGTGGATCTGGTTGCTTAATACTAGGAATGTTAGCTGTCTTAAAAGAAAAAGGTATTAATTACCAAAATAAAATTTTTATAAGCTGCAGTGATTTGGATGAGAATGCTATTCAGATGGCTTATGTCCAATTGACTCTTGCTGGTGCTAAAGCTAGATGTAAAAATGAAGATGCTTTAACAGGTAAGTGTTTTGGAAGTTGGGATACTTTTAGTTACAGTATTAGTGGTGACACAAGTTTAGAATTTGAGGTTGATTATGGAAGATATAAAGAATAACATTATTAATCAAATTACTTTTGAAATAAATAGAAGCAATGCTTTCAGTGTAGAAGATATTGAAAGAATAAAAAATATTATAATTATACAACTAAAAGATTATGATATTGTTTCAAAAAAATATGAGATAGTTGTTTCAGATAGAACTAATGCAGAACTTTGGAAAAAATTCTTTTTAACAAAGAAAGCTGAAAATCTAAGTGACAAGAGTTTATTATATTATAAAAATTCTCTTGAATTATTTTCTCTCTTTGTAAAAAAATCTTTTTTACAGGTTACTACAGATGATATTAGATTATATTTAGCTGTAGAAAGAGAAAAGAACCAGCAGAAAGCTGTTTCAATAGATAACATAAGAAGAATTTTAAATTCCTTCTTTTCATTTTTAAATGAAGAAGAATATATTTCTAATAACCCTGTTAAAAAAATTAAAAAAGTTAAAGGTCAAAAAACTGAAAAAACTGCTTTTACACAATTAGAGTTAGAAAAACTTAGAATGGCTTGTGAAAACTCCTTAGAAAAAGCAATAATGGAAGTTCTTATATCTAGTGCTATACGTGCAACAGAATTGGCCAATATAAAAATAAGAGACATTGATTTTGAAAAAAATGAAATAAAAATTATTAGAAAAGGTAATAAAGAAGGAGTTGCTTTCATGAGTACTATTGCAGCTCTTGCAATTAAAAAATATATAAATGAAAGAGGAAATTATAATACTCCTTATTTGTGGATTGCTGATGGACTTATGTATAAATGTTATAAAAACCAAATTCCAGGTAGCAAGATTGAGACTGAAGGATTAAGAAGAGTATTAAAATCAATTGCAACTAGAGCAAAAGTTGAAAATGTTCATCCTCATAGATTTAGAAGAACATTTGCAACAATGGCACTAAAGAAAGGAATGGACGTTGAAGAAATTCAACAAGTTTTAGGACATCAGAACATAAATACAACTATGATTTATGTTAATGTTGATAAATCTAGTGTAAAAGAAAAATATAAAAATATAGTTGGTGGTTAAAATGGAAACAATATCTTTAAAAAATGATACTTTTTTAAGAGATTACATAAAAAATAATCTCATGAAAAAACATAAAACATTAGGTCAGAGATTACAAATAGATGCTTCAGATATTAAAGAGTTACAAAAAGAATTGTTTTGTGAATTATTTGATAATTATGGAATTTATGAAATAGATAAGGTAGCTAATGAAATGGGTTATCCATACGATAGCATATTTATAAAAAAAATGCTTGAATGTGAAGCTGATAAAATTATTGAAGAAAGAAGAGATAAGGAGTTTGAACAACAATATATAATAGAACATTTGAAAGAAAAATCTTCTGTCTTAGCTAAAAAATTATTTCTTTCAATAGAAGAGGTAAGGAATGTTAAAAAGAATTTTTTAGAAAATTTAATTTTAACATATCCTTTATTACATTACTCTAAATTAGCTGAGAAAGTAAATTGTACTCATTCAAAATTTAGTAGAATATGTAGAGAATGTAGAATAAATTTAATTGGTGATATAAAAATAGCAAGAGATAATTCTGTAAATTTAATTGAATTAAAATTGAAAATACAAGAAGGTTTTACTTTTGATAGATTAAAAAAATATTTTGGTTTAGGAAATGATAGACTTAAAAGAATTTTAGAACAAAATAAATTAGAACTTTTAAATCAAAGAAAAGTACTTAGTGAAGAAGATAAAGAAAACATAGTTATAGATTATAATAATGGAGTTTCTATAGCTAAAATAATGGAAAAATACCATACTAGTGAAAGTAGAATAAAAAAATATTTAAATGCAAAATGTATTTTTGACAAAAAAAATTATGAATTAAATGATGCTGAAATAGAATTTTTAAAAGAGAATGCTCCTAATATGACATTAAAAGAGTTGTCTATGAAATTAGGAAGAAAAGGAAGTACATTAAGAACAATTCTAGGAATTCTAAAAATAAAATACAAAACAAGAAACTGTAAAGGTGAGTTATGGGAATGGAAAGGTTTTAATTGATAAGGAGAACTAAAAAATGAAAAATACATTAAATGATTTAAACAATTACTTATTTGCACAAATCGAAAGATTAGATGAAGAAGATATTAGTGAAGAAAAGTTACATACTGAAATTCTTAGAGCAAAAGCTATAGTTGGAGTTGCTACTGCGATTATAAATAATGCTGATGTTGCAATCCAAGCTATTAAAATGAAAGAAAGTGGAATCACTGAAAATATGAAACTACCTAAAATGTTAGAGGTATAAAAATGAGAAGAAAATTTAAAACAATAGAATTTGAATTCTTAAGAAGTTTTAAAGGCACTAAAAATAAAAATGAATTATTAGAGTTATTTAATAATAATTTTGAAAAAATAACTTTAAATCAGTTAGAACCTTTGCTTCATAGATACAAAATACCTTTTAAAAAATTACCTTCTTATACTTTTAAGAAAGGATTTACACCTTGGAATAAGGGTAAGAAAACAGGAGTAAGACCTCCTAATCTTTTTAAAAAAGGAAATGTTACATGGAATACTAGAGAACTTTATTCTGAAAGAATAGATAGAGATGGTTATACATATATAAAGCTTGTCAATAAAAAAAGATGGAAATTAAAACATAGATGGATTTGGGAACAAAAATATGGAGAAATTCCAGTAGATCATGTAATAATTTTTGCTGATGGGAATAAAGAAAATTTTGATATAAAAAATTTGCTTCTGGTTTCTAGGAAAGAATTAGCTGTTTTAAATAAAAATAAGCTTATTAAAAATGATGCTGAATTAACAAATATAGGAGTAACTATAGCTAAAGTTAAAATTGCTATTGCAAAAAAAACAAATAAGAAGCAGGTGAAAAAATGATTAAATATAAAGGAACAATGGAAGTTATTCAAGATAATTCAAAAAGAACAGTGAAGTTTGAAATAAATACAGAATATTTAATGACAGAAAATGAATTAGAAGAGTTTGAAAGAGACTTCAAAAATGATTTTATGAGAACACATAATGGAAAAATAGAAATATTAAATTTTTTTATAGGAGTTGATGAGAAATGAATAGAGACATAAAATTTAGAGCTTGGGTAAAAGATAGAAAAGCAATATTTGAAGTCGTATTAATTAATTATGTAACTAAAAAGGTAACTTATTTATTTGAAAGAGTTGGACATTTGTTAAATATAAGACACGAGAAATTCAATGATATTGAACTTATGCAATACACAGGATTAAAAGATAAAAATGAAAAAGAAATTTATGAAGGAGATATTTTATCAAACGGAAACAATGAGAAACCTTATAAAGTTATTTTTGAAAATGGAAGCTATAGAGCAGAATTTGAGGGAGATTTTGAAGAGTATTCTTTTGATTTAATTGATGTTGTTGCACAAGGTTGTGAAGTTGTAGGGAATATTTATGAAAATCCAGAATTAATAGAATTATAAGGAAGTGAGATGATGAAAATTTATATAAGAATTATTATTTGGATTACGATGTTATATTTTGGATTAATTGAAATTTTAGCTATCTCATCTTGTTTTTATTTTAAAAATAAAAATTTAGATCTAGATTCTAGAAAAGTCACATTTTATATCTTTTTTGGTTCTGTGATTCAAATTATTGGATATTTTTTATTAAAAATAATTTAAGGAGGAAAAATGGAAATAAAAAAACCTAAAAATTTTAAAGATATATTAAGTTTACAAAAACATTTAGATGATAATATTCATAGTATTAGACCTAGAACTTTTGATGACATAAAAATGTCATTAATAGCAGAATGTGTTGAGTTTAATGAAGAGACTATCTTTTCACATAAAACTTGGAAAACTAAACCTTATAGTAAGGACAAAGAGTTAGAAGAATTGACTGATATTTACTTCTTTTTTGCTCAATTGATAAATTATCTTGATGATGATAAAAATGAAGATTTAAAAAAAGCTATTAATTTTACTTTTGATGAAGAATATTTAAGAACAGATAATCCTTCTATACTAGATTTTATTCATTATGTATATGTTGATAAACTAGCAATAGCTATTGATGAGTTATTATCAATTACATATAAACATAATTTTACAACACTTGATATCTTAAATTGTTATTGGGAAAAATGGCAAAAAAACATGAAAAGAATAGGGAACGAATGGAATTAGGTGATAAAAATGACAACACAAGAAATGAGAACATCATTAGAAAAAGAATTAGAGAAGCTTCCTTTTTTTATATCAACAAAAGATACAGCTGATTTTTTAGGAATTAGTAAGAGTAGTGTTTTAAAGAAAACTGAAACTGGAGAATTAAAATCTATAAGAAGTGGAAGATTAGTTAAAATACCAAAGGAATGCCTAATTGAATATGTATTAAATGCAATGTAAGAAAATAGCATATTGACATTTTTTAATAGTTGACCGATAATTCTTTATCGGTAGCTATTAAAAAAAGATGAAGGAGGAATCTTGTATACATCAAGCTACACTAGAAAAAGAGGTAAGTTTTACCATTTAGTTTTTGAATATATAAAAAATAAGAAAAAAACTGTAAAATCAAAGTCATCTAAAACTGATAATGAAGAATTAGCTGAAGAAATGTTAAAAGTTTTTGAAGAAGAATGTAGAAAGTTTTTTGGAATATCTGAAGATAAAAAAGTTGGCAGCAGAAAAAGCGTCTTTACAAAAGTGGACCAGGATATAAACCTTTTTGATAAAGAAATTAGCTTCTGTAATTTCATTTTAGGATATGTAAAAATGAGATTTAAAACTATTGATGATGCTACATATTCATCTTATCTATCAAATACAAAAATATCTATATTACCTTACTTTTTTAAAGAAAATAAAAAATTAAAGGATATAAATACATTTGATATCCAGAAGTATTATTTTCATGAATTAAATGTAAGAGGAGTTTCTGCTAATACTGTTATTCATTATCATAATCTTTTAAGTTTAACATTTAAATATGCTCAAAAAATAGGAGTAATTAATATAAATCCTATGTTGAATGTTGAAAAACCTAAAAAGGTTAGGTATATTGCAAAAGTTTATAATCATGAACAAATAAAAGAAATGCTTGAAATCTTAAAAAGAGAAGATAAAGCACTGTATTTAGGAGTGGTTATAACTAGCTTCTTTGGTTTAAGAAGAAGTGAATTACTAGGTTTAAAGTGGTCAGCTATAAACTTTGCAGATAATACAATGAGTATTATTCATACAGTTACAGAGACTAACTTAAATGGTAAAAATGTTTTAATAAAAAAAGATAAGACAAAAAGTACAGCTGGTTTAAGAAGTTTTGTTTTACCTGGATCTATAAAAGAAATGCTTCTGGAGTTAAAGGAAGAGCAAAAAAGAAATAAAGAAAGATTAGGTAAAGGTTATTATAAAAAAGATGAAGAATATGTTTATGTTAATGAAGGTGGAGAGTTACACAAACCTAAGTTCTTGACTAATGGCTTTAGAAAGTTCTTAGCAAGACATAATTTAACACATATTAGGTTTCATGATTTAAGACATAGCTGTGCAACAATATTATGTGAAAGCAATGTAAATGTAAAAGACATTCAAATGTTCTTAGGACACAGCAGTGCTAAAACTACAATGGATATATATGTACATCAGATGAATAAAAGTAATTTGTCAACAGTATCTATAATTAATGAAAAAATAGGCATTTGATAAACTTACTAAGTCAATCAAAATAAAAAAAGTTACCATTAAAACTAATGGTAACCCAGATATTTATGTATTTTGTTTGACTTTTGACCCTGTCAAAACCTGTCAAAATATTTTTTTGAGTACCGCTAATACTCAATAAATCAATGTTATATGGCGGTGAGAGAGGGATTTGA